TGGTGGAATCCACTATCACTGTTCAAGGAACAGGGGCTTTGACTAGCGCGGCTGTATAATTAAGGAAGATTAATATGAGTATTGCCAAGCGTATCGCAGAGCGGACATCGAATAAGCGTCACATAGAAGTTCCACAGTGGGGTGATGAAGGCAAGCCAGAGAAGGTCTATTATGGCCCTCTGCTTGCTGGTGAACTGAACCGCATCCAGCGCAAGCACCCTAACTTTCTGGGCTCTGCATCTTTTGATGCAATGGTTGATCTAATCGTTCTGAAAGCTGAAAATGGTCAAGGTGAAAAGCTGTTTACGCTTGAGGACAAGGCTGTTCTTATGCGCGAAGAGGTATCTGTGATCTCAACTGTTGCTGCCGCATTTATGAGCGGGGACAGTGTCGAGGAGCAGGAAAAAAACTAAGAAACGATCCGTTTAGGTATAATTTACTCACCTTGGCGGATCGGCTTGGCAAAACCATTGCAGAGATTGAACTTATTTCAATTGAAGAGTATAACGAATGGGTCGCTTATTTTAACCTGAGCGAAGAAAGGCAAAAGCGTGGCCCAAGACCAAAGAGTTGAGTTTCTGTTTGCTGCTCAAGTCTCTGGACAGGAGCAGCTTCAGAAATTAATATCTTCCGTTGATTCGCTGCGCAAAGAAACTGAGCAGTTGAAATCTGCTAATGCTGGTCTTGCCTCGTCCACTAATGCTGTCATTAGTAATGGCGTTCGATATAATAGTGCGCTTGATGCGCAATCTAAGGCACTTCGTAATACTCGCCAAGGTACTCAGCAGCTTGGTATGCAGTTTAACGATCTGGCGACATCTATATCTACTGGCGCAAGTCCAGTTCAGGCGTTTAACCAGCAAATAGGTCAAATTGGTATAGCCCTTTCTATGATGGAGGGTAAGCTTGGTGGTCTTGGTCGCTTCTTGGCTGGACCTTGGAGCATTCTTATCATTGGCGCTGCGATGATTCTTGGGCCACTCATAGAGAGCCTACTTGATACAGGGGCCGCTGCCGAAGAAGCCAAGAAAAAAGCAGATACTTTAAGTAAGGCAGAAAGTGCCTTTCGCGACAGCACATTAAAATTAATGGAATCCCGCTTGGCCCTACAAGGACCAATTGAGAAAAATGTTGAGGGCTACCGTAAACTTTATATTGCATCAGTTAACGCCGCCAATGCTGATTTAGCATCAGCTAGAGCGGCTGTTACAGCAGCGCAGCAAAGAATTAGGGCTGCTGAAATAGAAGCTAGCACCATAGCAAAACTAAAGTCTGGCTCTAGAGAGGGTAAGACCGGAATTGCCAAATCAGGCTTGTCAGCGGTTATTGGCTCTGCCGTAGGCTTTGGCCTTGATCTCTTTGGCTATGGCAAAGGTGGACAAGCCGCAAAAGAAGAAAAAATGGTTGCCGATACGGCTGCTAATATAGCCGAATCTGCTGTAAACGCGGCTCAAAAGATACTGAATGACTTTGAGACAGATGCTGCACGGGGCTTTAAAAAACCGCTTACCGAAGCGCAGCAAAGGTCTGCTGCAAGAAGGGCCGCTGCTGAAGCCAAGAGAATTGCAAAAGAAGCAGAGGCTGAACGTCAAAAAGAATTGAAGTCCATAGAAGATTTTATGGGCAAAATTGGTAAGGTTGGCATAAAAGAGCTTCCTGCCTTTCAGAGACAAATTGCTGACTTAGAAAAAGACTTTATGGAACTGTCTAAAGCTGGACAGGCGGCGACTATTGCGCCGTTCAAGGCCGCTGTCGAATCTATTGAGATGGCGCATTATAATGATGTGCTTAAAGAAAGTCTTAAAGACGCTGACCGCATGCTCAAAGATGCTTTGCCTGATATTATGGGAGAACTTCCAGTAAGCAAAGAAATGGATGACATAATAGCTCGTGCGGATGAAATGAAAAAGTCTTTTGATTCGATAGGAAATTCCGTAGCAAATTCATTTAAAGGTATGCTTACTGGGGCAATGTCATTTAAAACTGCAATGAAGGGTATTATTAGCGCAGTCATTGACGAACTGTTTCGGTTATTTATTGTGCAGCAGATTGTAGGTATTGTAAGTGGCGCTTTAGGTGGCGCAGCGGGTGGCCCAACTGGTGGCTTTGGCTCAAGCGTAAATCTTGCTGGAGTAAGGGCTTATGGCGGATCAGTTGCTGGCAATCAACCTTACATGGTTGGTGAACGCGGCCCAGAACTATTTGTTCCAGGCGGAAACGGCACAATTATCCCTAACGGCAACATGCGTGGCGGTAGCGGTGGCGGAAGCCCTATTAGCATCAGCGTAGACGCCCGTGGCTCAAACGATCCAGCCGCTGTCCGCGCTCAGGTAATGCAGGGCATCCTTGAAGCTGCTCCGGCTATTATCGCAGCGGCAGAGTCACGGACAATTGCGGGTCTTCGTAGGCCGCGCCTCGGTGGAGCAATGCAGTAATGGCGACAATCACATATCCTTCAACACCAAAGCCAAGCGGGATGTCTTGGAAGTTGGTTATGCCAGCGCAGACCAATGTTTCAGAGTGGACAGGCCGTAGGCAGACCATTGCATCTGGGCGTGGATGGTGGGAATGCCAAATCGCTTTGCCTCCTATTGTAGGCACAACAAACGTCAATGCGTGGCGCTCGTTCATAGCCAAGAGCCGTGGCCGTGCTAACGACTTTCAAATACCAGTTGATCCAATTGCGCAATCCGCATCTACAGCCACTCCGTTAGTTAATGGGGCGGGGCAAACTGGCCGCACATTAGCTACTGACGGCTGGCCTGTATCAACAACAGTGCTTGTCGCTGGTCAGTTTGTCACGATCAACAACCAGCTTTTGCAATTGACTGAGAATGTAACGTCAAACGGATCGGGCGTTGCCACCCTGACTTTTGAGCCACCAATCCGTACACCGTCCTCTGACAACGCAGCGATTGAGTACAAGAACCCATATTGCCTAATGTACTTTGTAGAGGAGCCAACGCTTTCAGTTGAGAACGGTTATGTGTATAGCCTCTCACTGAGCCTACGGGAGTCCTTCTAATGGTTGATGCAACCACACAGGCTGCACTTGAAGCCACAGTCGTTAATTGGCGGGTGCTAATTTACGCTGACTTTGTTGGCGATGTGCTGCGCGGCACAAGCGGTCTTTATGATAAGACAATCTCTGGATCAGGCGATTCTGAATTGGATGGAACTTACGAAAGTTTCAATCACGATTTAATCAATGTATCTCCTGTTAAACATAATGAAACAGGCTCTGATACCGTGGCAATATCAATGAGCGGACTTGTGGTAAACAATGCTGACTTTTTGGCTATTATTGGCGACAAGTCAAAGTGGCAGGGGCGCATTGCAAGACTTTGGTTCTATTGTGTTGATCAGAATGAAAGCCAAGTTGGTTCTGTTATACCTTATTATACTGGCTACATGAATGAGGTAAGCATTTCTGGGAGCGCGGATAGCCAAACAGTAACGCTGACAATAGAAAACTACTTAGCCAGTATAGCTGGCGCACAAAACAAAACTTATCTTATTCAGAACATCTTTGACGCTGGCGACCTAAGTGGTGAGGCATCTATATCTGCTGCAAACGGCATGGCTGAGGCTGGTAGCTACACCTATGGTGGGGGTGGCGGCTTTGGCTTTAATATTAATATGGAAAATTATCGATGAGAATATCAACTTGGGAAGAAGCCCTATCCAACTACATTGCTACCAAACGCCATGAGCCGTTTGATTATGGTGTGAACGACTGCTGCCTGTTCGCCGCGGGCGCGGTTGAGGCGATTACTGGCGAAGACCCTATGTCTGAGTTTCGTGGTCAATATGACAGCCTTAAAACTAGTCTTAAAGCCATTAAGGATATTGGCGCAGGAAGCCTTGAGGCCACTATGGACAGCAAGTTTTCAGAGGTGGCAATAAGTCATGCCCAGCGTGGAGACTTAGCTTTCTTTGATGACAGCATTGGTGTAGTAATGGGCGGCTTCGCTTATTTCGTTTCAGACGATGGGCTAGAGCGGATACCACGCGATATGTGGGATAAATGCTGGAGTGTAGGCCGTGGGTAAAGTTCTTAAAGGCGTTGCCATTGCCGCCGCTTTTGTCGCTCTGGCATATGCTACAGGGGGACTTTCCGTTGTTGCGGCTGGTACTGCTGGAGCGGCCACCGTAGCTGGTGTTACTTTTACTACTACCTTCTTAGGAAGTATGCTTGTTTCAATGGCGGCTGCGTCAATTTTAACTGGCATATCGCAGCAATTTCTTGGCGCGAAGATGCCAAAGACACAGCTATCTCGCCTAAATGTCAGCCTTGATCCGTCCACGCCGCGCAAGGTTGTGTTTGGCACTACGGCAATGCCGCTAGACCTCCGCTACCATGAATCCAGCGGAACAGATCAAGAATATATTGATTATATTATTGCTGTTGCGGCTCATAAAGTTGCGTCTATCACCGAAATTTGGTTTGAGGAAAAACAAGCGTGGACACTTGCTGGTGGTGTAACGGCGACCTATTCTGGATATTTAACGGTAGCAGTTGTCACTGAGGGGACTGCCGCCAACTATATTTCTATTAACGGTGGAACAAAGTGGGGATCAAGCCGTCGCCTTACTGGCTGCGCTTATCTGCATCTTCGCATCAAGCGCAC